TTGAATACCTGTAGGACCTGTAGCTCCTGTAGGACCTGTAAGCCCTGTAGGACCTTCTACACCTTGAGCACCTGTAGCACCTGTAGCACCTGTAGCACCTGTAGCACCTGCCGTTCCATTTGTGCCATTTACACCTTGTGGTCCTTGAGGACCTGTAGGACCTGGTATACCTACTCTAGACTCTAAATCATCTAGTTTTACTTTTACAGTCTGTGTAGAGTTATAAGGTATATGGTCAGAGTTAATCTGTGTTACTTCATACTCAGCACCTTTACGAATTTGTAGCTCAGTATCTAAACCAAAGGTTAAATCTTCTTTGGCACCTAAACTCTTTTGTATGGTTATACTATTAGCCATTATACACCTGCCTGTACACTAAATAGTTCATCTAATGCCGCTTTCACGTTTGTTAGAGTACCATCAGCTTTTCTATAAGGTATAGACTCTGCATTAATCCTAGTGATAGATACAAACTCACCATCACGAACCTGTTGTTCAGTACCTAAACCAAACAAAAGGTCTTCTGCACCTATGACATCTTTGACAAATATAAATTCATCAGTATTATACTCTACTGCTTCAGTCATTGGTAATCCCTCCTCTATAAGTAGTTTTATATTTTTTAGAGCTTCTACTATAATCTATAGAAGCCTCTGCTATTTCTTTATCTAGTTCTCTTTGATAGCGAGCTAGAAAAGAGACAGCTCTTTGATTGTTATTAGCATCATTATCATCTTGCAATGCTCCACCTACTATCCAGTTAACCATAGGACTTTCCCAACTAGGTGATAGAGGAAAAGCTGTATCTAGTGTGTGCATACGTGGAGGTAATGCTTTATATAGTACACGAATGTACTCTTCTGGTTTTAATACTGAGGTTACAGTACCATATCTACCTACTATTCTAAAAGGTTTATTTACAAAACCCACTGCTCCTGCTTGAGACGAAGCTTTAATAGTAGCTATGTTAACACTAGTAACGACACCGAAAGGGTTACCACCTGTTTTAAGAGGTATAGACTCTTGTGACCTAGGTAATATAGCAGTTAATAAACCAAAAGATGTAGCAGGGTTATCAGTATAGATATCTAAACCTATAGTTAAATCCTCTGTTACACCAAATACATCATCAACTGGAGTAGTAGCTACCCCTTCTAAAGGAGTAATAGGTACTTCATACACCTGTCCACTTTCTTCTCCCCATAACGTCGTAGTTGTCCATAAACCTAAACCTGTCCATGTACCATCTGTCCATAGGCTAAGACTTAGACTTTCCCCTGTATCTGCTAGGTCTTTAGGACCTGCTACAAAGCGTCTATCTCTAAATACATAGTCTGGTGGGTTAGCTACTTCCATAACTCCTACATTAAGTTGGTCTTTAATTATAAACATGGTGTTAGACAAAGCTTCTCTACTCTGCATATGTACTATTTGTTTATTATGCCATGTAGATGTAACAGTAAGTAAGTCAGTAGGTAAAGGATAACGTGTTTGGTAGTTCATTAACTCGAAGAAATGCTCATTGCGGTATACACCAGCAAACTTGTTTATATCTCTTAAGCCATCATTGATAATGTCCAACATTCTCTCGTCAGACCAACGTTGTTTCTGTATGTCACCTAGTATCCTTCTAGCTTGTACAACTAAATCTGAAATAAGCATGGAAATCTCCTAGAAAGAGAGGGAAAACCCTCTCTATTTTTTAGCATTTTTAGGTTTAACTGCCTTAGGCTTTTCAGCTACATAGACACCCATTACTCTTCACCGATATAACTCATTGTAGCTCTGTCATAATCTACATACTCAATAAGTATTTTAGCAGTACCTTTAGTGGTAGCACCTGTAATAGCCATAGTAGCTACTAAGTCTGCTGTTCCACCTGTTACTAGTAAAGGAAAGTTAATACCTGCTGTTACTCCTACAGTTGTAGCGTCTACTGCAGCAGTAAAGATACCAGTAGCACCTATTGCTGCATTTATTGTTGCTGATGTAGCTGAGTCATAAGCATTATCAATTACTACACTAATACCTGTAACTAGTACGTTATTAGGAATAGATAGTAATGTATAATCTCCTGAAGCTACAGTTACTTCTGCAGTACCCTCTCTTAAATTAGCCTGTTCAATAATAGCAGGAACTGTTCCCGTTACTGAGTGAGCCTCTCGTCTACGATTGTTCTCAAATAAACCTCTTAAATCTGTTGCCATTGTATCTCCTTAAAGGGTGACTCTAGCTTACGCTAGTGTCTCTACCCATGTATCAAAGTAAGCTAGACCAAAAGTCATGTTACCAATTTTTGCCGATTTATAATCAGCTGTCTCTGGAGTAAGGATAGTAGCCTGAGCTTGTCCCCACCATTCTAGCATTGACTCAGAGTCAATCCCGAAGTCTTCACTTGATTGGAACTTGTAGTCTGGGTCCATACCGATACCCTCACTAAATGCTCCTGCACCTATAATAAGACCACGGTCAATTACTTTTGTACCTGCTGTAGCCTCATTATCATATGCTTCTGTACCTTCAAAGTATTCAGTACCATCTGCTTTAATTTTGATACGTCTTAGTCCAGACATCTCTACGATTGACTTACCTAATCCGTTGTTACCTACATCTTCTTCTTCTCCATGATATGAAGGAGCTTCCATAAGTAATAAGTTACCGATACGACCCATGATACCTGTTAGTGCCATGTTATCTCTACCACGTACATCAGCTGTAGACACAATAGTTTGATAGTTACTATCAAGTTTTAACGTTGCCGCTTGTCCTGCAGTACATATAGTTAAATATATAGGAGCTGGATTAGCACCGTTGTTAGCATTTCCACCTTTATAAGATGGGATAGGGCGTCTATTTCCACCTACAGAGAAACCTTTACCTGTCTTAATAGCCGCTTCCATAGCAATTAACTCATTATAGTCAACCACATCACCAGATACTAAATCTTTAGAAGCTGTTTTACTATTAGGTAGGTAACCATGAGTAGGTTTATTACCTCTTAAATAACCTACTCCAATATCAAAGAAGAATTGGTCATTCTGACGTATCCAGTTATCTGCAAGTAACCCCATTGAGTCACTATGCTCAGTAATGTTTAGGTCACCTATTGCAACACCATCAAAACTGTCTCCATTGTTAATCGGGTAGCGTAAACGTTCAGAAGTTAGTTGGTCACTAAACTTAAGTTTAACTCCTCCATAACCATAAGCTTTCTCTTTACCTTTTCTAGCGGCACCTGCGAAGTTACCTTTGTAGTCCATAACGATAGTGTGACCATCGTCAGCCGTAGAAGTCTGTGATTGTACAATAACTGCATCTAATGTAGTACCTTTTAAAGGTGCCCAAAAAGACTGAGATTGTTTTTGTACAATACCCTCTTTAGTCCATTTATTTCTAACTAGTTTACTAGTTATAGGTAATTTACCTGTTTGACTCTTTGCTACTGGAGGCATATTAGTCCTTTATTATAATATAGTATATGCAGACTTTGATTTAGGAGCTGTAGGAGCGGCACCATTTAGGTTACCTATATCCGTAGCATCTAATCCATTATCTGTAGGTTTAACTACCTTACCTTTTTTAAGGTAGGTAGCTACTTCTTCTAGATAGTCCTCGAAAGGCATATCATTAATCTTATTTTGAAGCCTAGGCGGTATATCATTCTGCATTACATCATCTGTAAGCTCAATACCTGTACGAGTTTGAAAAGCTCCTAGAGCTTCTTGACGTTCAACTAATGTAAGGTCACTTAAGGCTTTTGCCGAAGCATCATCTGTTAGCTCTTTAAGTTGCCCTTGTGCATTAAGCTGTGCATCTGTCTCATACTTAGTCTTCAAAGTAAACCACGCATCTGGGTCAGTATGTTTCAGTCCATCTAGTTCAGTTGTCTGTTCTGCAGTTAGAGTTGACGAACTAGCTGTGAGTTGAGTCTCTAAAACCTCAGTTGTCGCTGTGAGCTGTGCAATCTCCTGTCTAGACTTTGTAAAGCTTGCTTGGTTGTCTCTGGCTTTCTTCTCTGAGATTACAGCTCTCTTAAAAAGAGGGTCTACGTTCTCCTCGAATTGAATCTTACCTTTATCGTCAACATTAGCTAATGCTGTACTTATCTGTTCATCAAGAGTCTTAGGCTCTTGAGAGTCTATGTTATCTGCCATAGTAATTCTCCTATTATCTTAATTAAAATAATGTTAGGTTGTATTAACCTAAACAGTTCATTATATCTAAAGTTAGCTTAAGCTAAGATTAGATATAATGTTATATAACAGTGAGCTTACATATATATAGGAGGAAAAATATGACACTTATCAGGACTTACTCGGTATACAAAGACGACATACCTATGTATGAAGAATTTAAGGAGTATTGTAAAACTAATAAGCTTAGTATGAGCAATGAAATAACTACACTAATGGCTATGTATGTACAGGCTAAAAAAGAAGGCAAGATAATGGGTTATAGGGAGAAGATATGCTAGATGAAAAAGAGATAAAATGTAAAGCGGAGTTAGCTAAAGGTAAAACAGCTAGAGAGGC